TTTGATGAAGGCACGACGAAAGCAATGCACAGGCTGCGGCAGAATTAAGTCGCTCAGCGGGTTTTATTGGGCCAATAGGGAGAAGACCGTGCGCGCCTCAAGGTGTAAGCGTTGCAACATAAAATACTCTGTTGCACGACGGAGGGCTCTCCCAAGAAACGTGGTTTTAGACGCTACACTGCGCAGCGTTTACGGCATCACTCTTGCACAAAAGATCAGCATGCTGAAAGAGCAACGCGGTGTCTGTGCAATCTGCGGCTTACCGCCAAAAAAGGCTTGCGTCGACCACAACAAAGATACTGGACAAATACGTGGAGTTCTGTGCCATTCCTGCAACGTGGCTATCGGCCTTCTCGCCCACGACATTGAACGTATCGAAGCAGCCAAAAACTACCTGATAAGGACACAATGCGCGCCCTGATTTATAGCGACCTCCAGGCTACCGATGGCCACGAGAAATCGTTCCTGGACCCGAACACGCCGCTTCAGATCAAGCGTGTGCGACAGTTCTACAAGGATCTCCACGCCATCTTCGAGCAGTACGAGTGCGATTGTCTGTGGGACCTCGGGGACACGACCGACGACCGCAGCGCGCTGCCGATGACCGCGATCGACGCGGTGATGGAGGGCCTGGCCCGGTTCCCGGATCACAAATGGAACCTGAAGCTCATCGGCAACCACGAGCAGTACCTGCGGGACACGACCGTTCACGTGGGCCGCATGTTCGAGGGTTACTTTCGGGTGATCCCGGACACGGTGATCCTCGACGTTAACGCGGAGGTAGCCATAGCCTGCGCTGCCTACCCGTCCACCGATCAGAAACTGGCTGACTGGCTGGCAGCCACCCTTCAAAAGCTTCGGGGCCGCGACAGCGTCCTCCTGGGCCATTTCCAGGTCATAGGGGCACAGATGGCAGGCGGGAACGCGGTCACCGGCATCTCGCTCAAGGCCCTCAAACGCTTTGGCGTCGGTTTCCTGGGCCACGTCCACCGGCCCCAGGAGCTGAACGAGACGACCTTTTACGTCGGCAGCCCTTTCCAGCAGAACTTCGGTGAGGCCGGTGAGAGCAAACGTGTGGCGGTCTTCGACCTCGACACCTTCAAGATCACCTGGGTGCCGATGGTCGGCTATCCGCAGTACCGGGTGGTGTCCTTCAAGGATTGGCAGAATCTCGTGCGGGAAGACAGCGAGGATCGCTTCCAGGTCAAGCTGGCCAATGCGGAGGAGGCCGAGGCCTTCTACGCCCACCCGCTGATGTCGCGGGCCAACCCGGCCTACAGCTACGAAATGCCCGAGGAGGCAGCCAAACAGGCAGAGCAGCAGAAGGCCTGGACCAGGGACGACGTGATGCGCCGGTACGTCGAGCAGACGCCGCCCTCTGCCCGTGGCATCGACATGCCGGTAGAAGAGCTGGTCGAAATCGGCGCGGAACTGACAGAATCAGAATAACGGATCGCGTTCAAAATAACGGATCGCACGCTCACTGCATCTCAGCGAATTATGCCGCCGTTGTGGGAGTCTGTGCGGCCCGTTATCTCGTTCTTAACACGACAACAACATCTCGCCGCTGTGGGGCGAGCAACAGAACGAGTAAAGTAACATGAACCAACTAAGCGCAATCGGTTTTGGCAATGACGCAACCACGCTGCGTGGTTACGCCCAGGCCGCGAACGAGCGGCTCGGTGCGATCGACTTCCAGGTCGAAAACACTGGCAACATCCCGCTGGTATTCCAGCTCCGACAGTACGACGGAACCACGTCGCCTTCGGGCTACGCGAACGTTGGTGCCCAGTACACGGTCGCCGCCCGTGGCAAACGGACCATCAGCTACAACCTGCTTTCCAAGCGGGTCGGCTTCTTTGGCTCCGGCGTTGCCGCAACGGTGTCCGTGAATGGCGTGAGCGCGTACGTCACGTCCACGACTGCAAACATCACGGCGGCCATCCACAACAAGGGTGACATCCGGGGCGCGCAGATCGACCTGGTCGCCGTCGGACGCCGAGGCTGGACGCTGGATGACGGGTTCGCCCCGCCTGAGCTGCGCAAGAAGTGGGGTTCGGTCGACGGTGCCACGGGTGTCATCGATCCGAGCACTGACCCCCGCTACCAGTAAGCGCTCTGGTCATCGTCTTCTGCAAGCCGCTACCCCACGGGGTGGCGGCCTTTTTGTTCTATAGGGTGTGAGCGACAAGAAGCGCGTCTTTGTCGGCGATCATTACGGCATCGTGGTAGCCCAGCCGATGCTGCCAGAGAAGAAGCGCCCGCTCACCAGGGAAGAGCGTGTCGATGCCTACAAGGCCGGGATCAGGCAGGTTGCTGAAATCCTCCGCGAGAAAGGGTTTCAGACCCACTACGAGTGCGAGCATTCGGTTTCGATGCACTACGCCGGTGTGCTGATCGATTTCCGTTGTCAGCGGCCAGAAAACGTGGCCCACATCACCAGCTGGACAGTGTCCAGTGGCAGGCCAAAATCAAAGCACGGAGGGTGCGTTTACAAATTGGCCGACGAAATCAGAAGTGAGTTCGCGCTCCAGATCATCATCGGAAAGGAGGTCACAAGCCGACCGATCTTTGTGGCCCTGGACGAGTCCATTGAAGACCCCGCCGCGCACATCGTCAACTCGATCATGAATCTCCTGGCGTCTCTGCGCGAGCGTAGCGATCGCCTGGGCACCGCACTCAAGCAAAAGCAGATCGGCTACGCCCCGGCTGACCTGCCTGATTGGCTCTAGGCCTCACAGACGCTACTCGGATGCGCTCAGCCATGGCTGGCCGTCCGCCGTCAGCCACAACTGGCCGTTTTCTGTCATCCACGGGTTGACGACGGGCTTGATTGGAGGCAGCGCACACCCCGAAAAGAGACCGGTAACCAGCCCGGTCACGATTTGAAAGAAGCTTCGGAGTTTCATGTTGTCCAGGGTAGGGTACCGGTTGTGGTCCACGGAGCACCGCCAGCGTTGAGCCAGGCGGTCGTGAGGCTGGCCAGCGCGCTGAGCGTGTAAATCTGCGTCGAGATACCGACATCTGTGCCCTTAGCGTAGAACGATTGGCCCTCGAAGTAAACCTCGGTGCCAGCTCCGACAGCGACAAGCGTCTGGCCTGTGTCGGCGGCGTACACCTTGGGCAGCACGTAGCTCTGGGCCTCTGCGCCGTTGATCACCCGGAGCGCGTGACGGTTGATGTCTCCGGTCTGGCTGGTGACGCGGTACTGATCACTTGTGGCCAGCAGGCTGTGATAGCGGCTTACGGCCAAATGCGCGGGCGGCGGCTGGTCGGTGTCCAGCCACACATCCATCTCACCGTGGCGACCGGCCCGGCCTCTGGCGGCGTAGAACTTGAAGGTCAGAGGCATCGCCAGCACGTCTCCGGCGTACTTCGGCAGCGCCAGGGGGTAGTAGCGATCGCCGTAAGCGAATGTCCTGACAAGCACCTGCTCGGTGCCGCTGCTGGCTGTAACCGTGACCAGGCTGTCAGGGTTGGGAAGCGACGCTCCAGTCTCTGCGGGCAGGTTGCCGTAGTAGGTGTAGTCCGAGGCGCTGGTGAACCCGCAGAAGCCTAACGCCTGGATCGCCGAGGCGGTGCCTGTGTTCAAGATCACCGTGTGGTACAGCACCGGCAGCGTAACGCGTTTTGCGAATTCCACGTAGCCTTCAACGGACCTGCTCCTCGGTGGCCAATAGACGTAAACGAAATCACCTGGCAGGAGATCCAAGGTCTTTTTGGTGTCGCCCAGGCCAAGCGTGTGAACAACGACATTTCCGCCGCGCACGAGGCGAAGCCTGCGCGTAATGCCGACCGGACTGAACGAAAAGTCCACCGTGGCGGCCTCTGCGGCGTGGTAGACCGGCCACAATTCCTGCGCCCAGGAGTTGTAGTAAACGCGGCCTGGCCGCGTCATGCCGTGGCCGTCGGAGCTGGTTTCGCGTGAGACAGCGAAAGCCGGAAAACGGTTGTCTGGGTTGTTGGGAAATCTGACATTGACCCGCTGGCCATGCTGGTCCAGGTACCAGGCTGAGAAGCCTGTGGCGTTGCTGCCGGTGCAGGCCACGTCGGTGCAGCTGGCCACTAGGGTCACGTCGCCGACCGTGACCACGTCGTAGGGGCGCAGGTCGGCCACTGAACCGCTGAAAGCGAAGCAGCCTGTCCCATAGGCGACGTAGCTGTGCGGGCTGCTCAGTGTCGGATATAGGACGGCGATTGGCGAGGCCGAGCCGCAGGAGGTATAGACGTAGCCCACCCCGCAGCCGCTGGTGCCGCTGTAGGGGATGTAGGGCTCATTGATGGCCCCTGTGCCCGTGCCGGTGACCGCAGTGAAAAACGGGTCGTGCCAGCAGTGCGCCTGGTCGCTCACGAAGGCCAGATAGGGCGCAGGATGATCTAGGGGCTGGATCACCTGTGCGAAGTTTGTGCCGTCGGTGTAGCAGTAGACGCCACGCGGGCCGCAGATCGTGCCCGTGCAGTCTTGAAGCACCGATCCGGATGCGGCGAATGTGCCGTCGAAGGTATCGACGAACTCGGGACTGTGGTAGCAGGCACCCTGGTAGGACACGGCATTGGCCAGGGTTGTGGAGTAAAAGTGCTCCGGGGCGACCTCCGGAACCGGAAGCGTGCCGGTAGTGGTGCCGTCCGCAACCAGCCACAGCGCCTCGTTCTCTGCCATCCACGGCTCGTCATCCACATTCAGATAGGCCTCGTTGGTGGAAGCCTGCGAATCGTCGAGAGTCAGATCGATAGCCAGCCCGACGCGCCCGAACTCGAAATCGGTGATGTCGATGCGGGCCTCGCCAATCTTGACGTACTCATCGGTCGATCCGTTGTAAACGTTGTTCTGGCAGACGACCTCGACATCCTGGTAGCCTGGCAGCTTACCGGTGTAAACCCTGGCCGTGATCCTGGTGTCCTGCGACACGGCTCCGGCAGCCATGTAGAGGACGATTTTGCCATGGAGCCGCTTGGCGTACTGGATGATCCTGGGAACACCCGGCTGGGTGAAATCCAACTGGGCCGGTCTAACCCCTGGTATGCCATAGATCGCGTGGGCCTTGAGGTCGGTGAGCTTTCCGGTCGACTCGTAGTTGGCGATCACGTTCTGGCCGGTGAAGCCGTGGTCCTCTTCGTGATAGATGGTCTTGTCCGGCGCGCCGTCGGGGGTGAAGTTGCCAGTGAGCGTGATCGCGTTTGGGGCCGTGTAGCTGGCGGTGGCTGTGGTCCCCAGGCGGCTGTCTGGCCGCTCAGCGTCCAGCCGGAAGTCCACGCTGGTGATCAGGGCCACCATCCGCTGCTCGCGGAGGCCGTCTCCGCCTGGGAAGCTCGCGTACGGGCAGGCCTGGTAGCTGTATAGGCGTTCGCTCTCCCTGTAGCAGCGGAACCTGATTCTGAACCGGAACGGCGTAACTGCGGTATCGCTGACCTTCCACTGGTCGAGCGTGTAGCGGAACACCCGATCGTGCGGGGCGGGCAACGTCACCACCTGCCCGTAGCCGTAACCCGTGCTCTCGGTCGTGAGGGCCGCTCCGAGCTGCCAGTTGCCCAGCACCGACCGCAAAACAACGTCATCCTGCACCACGCTCTCGGACTCAATCTCCGGTACGATGTGGGTCGTTCCAGGCAGGACATAGACCGAACTGGTGGCACTGTTGACGAGGTAGGGAAGCGCTGTGGCCATCTGAGCCCCGCCCTGCACCGTGACCGAGTAAACACTGCCAAGGTAGTAAAGCGTCCCAGATGGCTGGAGCGGGGCCACCGCGCTTTGCAGCTCGAAGCCGCCTGCCACGGCAAGGCTGCTGTCAGCGGTTGCGGAGGCTCCTCCCTGATCCAGCACCGTAGCGCGCAGCCGGTAGACGCCCGGAGAATTTACCTGAAAGGTCGCCTGGCGTCCGGTGCCGCTCAGGATCGGAACCGAGTTAAGGTAGACAGTCCAGGCAAAGGAGGAAGGTAGAGTGCCGGTCGTGCTCGGCAGCACTGTCGCCGTAACTGCCTGGCGCAGCTGAGGCTGCAACGTTGACCAGCGCACCATCGGTGCGAAGAGGGCGGAGCGGCCACTCACGACCTGAAGCTGAAAAATGGTCTGCTGAAGAATACCGTCCTGACCAACGGCACCGACATAGAGGTAGTAGGTCTCGGCGGAGGCCGGGGCAAACCTGATACTTCCTCTTCCCTTGAGGGGATCTTCGCTGAGACGGCCCAGCGACCACTCCACCGAAAGCGGTTCAACGCCATCGACCAAGGTCGAGAGCACTGATACGGACCCGAGGGTGTAGCTTGACGGAGCCGCAGCGCCGTTGAGCGTGAGCGTGACCACGCCCTAACTACCCAAGACGCCCATCACGAAGTTCTTGTGGATGTAGACGAAATCGGTCGTCTCGATGCGCAGCGGATTGGCCCTGCCACGGTCAATAATCAGCTCGGTTCCCTTCGGAAAGACCTCGACCACCCCGTCACCGACTTGTTCCACAAGGAACTGCACCATGATGTCCTGGTTGGCGGCCTCCGCGCTGTCCGGGACGATGATGAGGTTGCTGGGCCTGACGATTTCCCTGCGGCACAGGAACCAGTCACCGATCATGGTGAAGTTCTCCAGCTTCACCTTGCGGGAGGAGAGCTTGGCGATCATGTCCCCGGCCAGCTCAATGTGGGTCGGCACGCCGTTGAGGTTGTAGCGCTTTGGATCGCCGAACGGGTCCTGCTGCGTATTGCCGAACGGATGGATGATCTTTTGGTAGAAGACGATGTCGCCGGTGGAGATGCCCTTAACTTCAGGCCCGACGGCCACCACGTGCGCGCAAACGTGCATCCTCATTGCCGTCGGCGCGGCAACAATCAGGCCTTCGTATTCCTCCTCAGTGATTTGGACGGCGATGCGGTTCCCGAACAGCTGCTTGATCTGCTTCATGCCCCTTAGAACGGGACATGAGCGTTAACGCGAGCCCGTCAAGTGCGTTGTCGAGTTGATGGGAAAAGCTGGCCGATGAACGGTTCTCGATAGCCCACAGCGCACCCTCCGGATCATCGTTGGGGTCGTTCTTGTCGCCGCCTGGCCCGGCTGGCATGGGGGCAACGCTCAGTTTGATGTGGTTGAGCATCGAGGGCACCTTTTCCCACGTCCTGCGCGTGGCGTCGTGGTCGAACAACAGGACTGCCTCCTTGACGCTGGGCAGCTGGCGAATCTTCTTGGACTGGTAAGCGGACAGCCCGTGCCGAAAAACACAGACGGCCTCGAAATCCTTCATTCGGCGTTTACGAAACTCTTTCCGCAGGCTGAGCACGTTCAAGATCGACTCAACCACCACGACGATTTTGGCTTCCCTAGCCTCATCGATGCCATAGACCCAGTACTTCATGCCGTAAGGAACCTCAGCCCGGCTTGGAAACTTCTTGGTGCCACCCTCGCCGTCGACGTAAGTCCGGCCCTGGTAGTAGACCACCCGCCCGTACTCGTAGCTCGGGAAAATGGCGTAAGGCTCCCACCTGGGGCTGTCCTTGGTGAACCCAACGTTTACGTCCAGCAGGTCGTCGATGGCTAGCCCCTTGCGCTCCGCCATCTCGGCGATCAGCTCCGTGTACACGCTGCGCGGATGAGCGCTGCACAGCCGGAAGCCTTTGGGGAGCGCGATGTCCGCCACGATCGGCATGTCGTCGGTTCTGATCCTGTCGACGCTGATGTCGATCTGATCCAGCTCCTTGGTCGGTATCTTTGTGTCGTCAATCTCGTGTCCCAAGCGACGAGCCCACTTGACGAAATCGCCGCCGATATTGCAGATGAAGCAGTAGGTCTTGCCCGAGTTGACGTTTACGGATCGGTGACCTGATTTGTCCGAACAGCCCGGCTGAGGGCACAGAAAGCACAGCTCATCGTTGGTGCTTTTGGGCAGCACTTCAAAGAGTTCGTGTACGACTTGTCTAAGCAGCGCCCCGGTCATAGTAGTTAAGAACGATGGAACTATACGACAGCATCGCTTTGACCAAAGAGTTCGAGCCGCAAAAGAATCTCCAGGAGTCCTCTGCGCCCAGGGTGCAGGATCACACGATGGATGTCAGCCTGGGTGTGATGGAGCATCTGAAAGAGGCTGCGCCAGCAGCTACGGTACCTGTGCAGCTCGGCGCGTTGCCGGTGCCGAACTAGGCTTGCGGATCAGCGCCTGGTGGCAAGTCTCGCCGTCCAGCCCGTAGAGCGTCTCTGGCTGGATGTACTCCGCCTCGCAGAACTTCGTGACCGCCAGCTCGACACCTGGCAGTCTGTCCCACTTCCAGTCATCCACGATGATCGCACCCCCTGGGCTCAGAGCCAGGTAGGCGAGCACGAGGGAGGCCATTATGCTGTGGTAGAAGTCTCCGTCCAGGTGGGCGAAGGCGATGGCCTCGGGCAGGTGCTCCGGCTCCAGCTGGTCAAAGAACCCCCGTACGATCTTGGGCGCAGGCAGGCCATGCCGCACGAAGCGCTCCATGACCTCTTCCGGATCAACGGCCATAGCCCCCGCTTTGAATACCGGGTCCCCCTGCGGATCGTGCTTGCTGGGCTGTGGGAGCCCGTCAAAACTGTCGTAGAGCCACACCGGTTTGCTGGTCAAGGCCGACAGGAAGGTCGCCGTGCGGCCCGCGTTGCAGCCAAACTCGGCCACAACGCCTGGGGTGTGCGCCGTCTGGAAGACCCAGTGGGCGATGTTGACGGCACGCGGGAAGCACAGCATCCCTATCGTGTCCTGCATCAGCTCAAAGAGCTTTGGTGTGGTCAAGGAGTTCATCGATCGTGTAAGATGCGACGTACATAGCGCTGTCGTCGCCGAAACTCACGTCCCACTGGCCTTGGCTGCTTCGGACGATCCCCAGCGGGAACACCACCTTGTGGCCGTTGAACCCCGGCACCCTTGTCGTGGCATCCAGCAGCGGTTTTGACGGGCCGTGGGTGACTCTGAACGGCGGTTTGGCCTCGAACATGTAGACCCCAGCGAAATAGGTTTTGCCAGTGGCATGCGTGTCCGTCTGGCAGCTGGAATGGAAGACGGACAGGTAGTGATCTCCGACCAGAATTGGGCAGGTGCCACCACTGGGCCTGCCGAACAGCCAGGCGAGATGCCAGTTCGTAGCCTCCGCTGGCCAGACGGCGTGGCCCCCGCCGTGCTCGTTGACATCGATCTTGTGGACCGTGTGCTGGTGAACCCAGCGGATGCCGTACAGCTCACCAGCGTGCTCGAAGAAGGTCCAGTTTTTCTCCACGGCTCCGACCTCAAAGGGGAAGGCTAGGATGTCCGAATCTTCGGAATCGGTCACCAGTCGACCACCGACCTCGAAAGTGCGCGCCAAGTAGATGTGCTCCCGATTGGTCACCGACAGCCAGATCGACCGATCGAAGTGGAAGAGGCGGCAATCCTCCGCGATCCGTAATCTCTCTCGGTTCCTGTCGACCTCGACCTTGACCGTTACGCCACCATTCAGTGGGTGCCAGTACTCGTCACACGAACAAATCCACGTCCACGAGCGCTGATTGAGCGGGGCGCGCTCCACTCGGTAGGCACAGTAGCGGTAGCCTGTCGTGGCCGACTGAATGATGCAGGGGTGCGTGTGGCAGATCGCGGGCTCGACCAGCCGATCCGTAGGAATTCTCTCAAGCTTCATAGGTTTGGCCCATTCCAGGCACCAACGTCATACGAGTTGCTCACGACGGCGGTTGTCGTTGGCCAAAATGTGTAATCTGCCCGGTACTTGAAAAGCGGCCAGATATTGGCGTAAGCGTACCCTTGGTCCTGGGTGTCGTGGATCACTAAGACCTTAGCTTGATGCGCCAGCCTGCGAATGACAGGAACTCGTGCTTCGGCTGGCTCCTGGTCTACCAAGACCATTCCCCAGTCTTTGTCCAGCGACACATTTTCCCAGCCGTTTAGTACCAGTAGCATCTGATGGTTTGGGTGAAGCAGCGGCAAAAACACCTTGAGCCAATCTTGATGAGTCTCGTAGCTGAAGACACGGCGGCCCGCTCTTGCAAAGGCGTTGAGCAAAGGCGTGCTGTACTGGCCCATTCCCAGCTCAGCTATGGGTAGATGCGGGAATAGGCTTGCGGCCCAAACCGTAAACGGAATATGCGTGCCTGTGCTTTTCATCTTGGTCTCAGCCTGAAAGAGGATCGGCAGGCGTCAGCATCCCAGCCTTTGAGCGTCTTGTCGTAGAGCAGCGCATCTGTTGTGTGCTCCCCGTAGCAGCCGATGTGGATGGCTCTATTGGCATCACAGGCCAGGCGGGACATTCCATTGACCCGGAGCACCACGTCGTGCGCGGCGTCCTGGCTTGCCGGGACAGCTCTTGAGCTGTAAAAAGCCTTCGGACTGCCACACCAGTGATGCGGTATTTGAGCTTTGCCTTCTTCGATGCTCGCTGCCTGTTCGTTTATCCAACGCTGAGCATGGATGACTCTTGGGTCGTTCAGATCCTCAGTCGTTGGGGCTACCTCAAGATAGTCCTGAAGCAGAGGCCACATGCGCCCCCAAGCCTGCTTGGACACCAGATGGTTGCAGAGTGAGTGGCCGCCGTCTGAAACCCAGTCTTGCACGTCGGTGTTGTCGACGATGCTGCTGCCCACGATGCCACAGTCACCGCAGTGGCTATTAGCCCACGCGTGGATAGCCAGCATGAGGCTGAGCCAGTATTTGTGGACTACAACGTCCTCCTCGATGAGCGCCACGTAATTGTACCCGCCGTCAAACAAATCACGCTTTCCCAGGATTATGTTTTGCGGCTGTCGAAACCTGCGCTCTCGGCGAACCACAGAGCAATTCGGGATTTGCGCTGACAAGAAGGTCTTAACGCACTGATCTTGCGCAGACTCAGGGCCACCGTCGGCCAGCAGGAGTACCGGCACACCTTGCCTTACCTCCGGCATTTCGGCGACGGCAGCGACGCACCGCTGAAGAAATTCGGGCCTGCGGTAGCACGGAATCATTACGGCGACATTTTTCATTGTTTGCGAGCAACCCAACGGATCTCTTCGCCTTCGCCGCGTTTGCAGATGCTCTCCACAAACTCTTGCATCTCCTCCTCACCAAGCGGCACCTGGTGCTTGCTTTGAATCGTTCTTCCCAGCAGCGCACGATCAAAGTCCCCGACGGCGGTCTCCAGATTCAAGACGGTGAATCCGTGCTTGGCCAGGAGCGCCCTGAGCGTGTCCACCGCGTAGTGGACGTAGTGCATATTCGGGTCCAGCCAAGGCCACTTCTCCTTCAACTCTGTGGAGCAGAAGGAGCCAAAATTCGGGACCATCCCGCAGAAGAGCCCGCCTGGGCGCAGGATGCGCGCAATCTCCGGCCAAGCCGTAGCCGGATTTGGCAAGTGCTCAAGACTGTGCAGGCAGGTCACCAAGTCGAACGCATGATCCACAAATCCCAGTCCCTCGAACTGGCTTGTGTGGGTTTCGATTCCAAGAACGCTGTTGGCGAAGTCAGCCATCTTGTGACAAATCTCGACCCCTGTCGTTGAAAAGCCCTTGTTGCGGGCGTTTGCCAGCCAAGCGCCCCATCCACTCCCGATGTCCAGCACGGCGGAGATTCCTTCGCCGTGCTCCATGATCTGGGTCAGGAAGTAGTCCCTGCGCAAGCCGCTTGTCCGAACCTCGTCAATGGTCTGCGGCAGTCGCATGTGGGAGTCACCGTCGGCGTACCTCTGGTAGTGCTCGTACATGCTGTCAGCGTCCATCCTGGTGCGCAGGTAAACGATGTCGCAAGCGTCGCAGCGGACGATGTCGGCCCCGTTGCGGCAGGCTGTAGCGTTAGCGCTGCCGCAGAGAGGACAGCCCTTGAGTTTTTCGATGTTCATGGTCGGCTTCAGGCTTGGGATGTACACGGTCTTGCCGAGCCCATAGTAGCCGTTGGGCCTGGCAAAAAGGCAGTTGGGGCCGTCGGGCCATACCTCAAGCAGGCTGGTCTTCTTCATGCCCTCAGCAAGCGAGTAGGGGAAGCTTTGATTGCCCACAAACAATTCACAGCCCGCGATGACCCTGGCCATCTCCAGGGCGTCTTTTACGGGCCGGTAGTCGACCTCCCCGAAGGCCTTGCAGAAGGCAGCGTGCTCCTCTTGCAGCCCAACGAATTGAATCCTGCTGGCATATTTGCGCAAAACTTGGTCCCATGGGAAGTCGTTATTGCGCCACCTGGGCGATCGGTGGATCACCACGGCTTTACCTTCGGTTTTGTCCACCTGGTCGACAATCAGCCAAGGCCTCTGGCACTCGGCGAGATCGAGCCGGAACCGTTTCAGGTGGCTCTCGGCAAGATTTGCCAGCCTGCCAGTGCGCCGGAAGCTGGCGCTGTCCAAGACCAGCTCCTCGCGGAACTTATTGAGGTCGACATCCACGTCCACCACGTGCTGAGCCCACTCGACGCCACGAACGTAAGCCTGCAACTCCAGCAAGGGCCTGAGCCACTCCACTGTTTGCCGGGTCATCGTCTTGCGCACGCTGACCTGCACGTCCTGCCTCATCTCAGGCCCCAGCAGCAAGATTCCGCCTCCCATCACGCGCACGGTGGGCAGGCTGTAGATGATGTCCCCGATGTCCCCGCTGTGGTAAAAGCGGCGCGCTGAATTCCGGTCGAACACCTTCACGCCGCGATCCCCGGCGAAGGGGTCGAACCGGTCAGGGCCAAATCCCTTCACGCTGCTGAACAGTTGGAGCGCGCTCTCGATCATTGGGTGAACTTGACAGCGCAGTCCAGCGGGCCGTCCGCGTGGCAAACCTGGTGGAACTGCGTGGCGAAGTCGCTGAAGTGAGCGCCGAGCTGCGCGGGGTGGAGCCGTGGGAACAGTGGGCAGGCGATCCGGTCGTCGTCGACAATGTAGCCCTTCTGCTCCGTCACTGAGTACCGGAGCTTGCGCTTGAGCAGCACCAGGGTTTCCTGATCGGCGCACTCCATCAGCGTGCTGAGGTAGTGGTCGCCATACCAGGTGTCGTCGTAGAGAACGGTGCAGTACTGGCCGTTGGCGTTGTGGCGGCACAGGGCGATCATCTGGTGCCATGGCATGGGCCGGAGCATGATTTCCAAGAGCCACTGCTTGTGCGGCACCCCGACGCGCTCGCCAGTGGCGTTGAAGATGACCAGGTGCTTCTGTGGCCAGTCCTGGCGAAAATAACGGATCGCGGCCAGCTTGGCGTAAGCCAGCCGGTCGGGCCGGACCACGGTCATGAGGCCGGAGACTACCGGAAAATGAGGCCAGGTGCCCTGCACACCCTCCTAGAACGGCTACCGAGTGATCTGGAGCCCGGAAATGAATCCCAGCGCCTGGAGCGTCAGGTAGCTGTTGACACCGAGCGTGGTCTGGAACTTCACGTAGTTGTAGTTCTCGACCCAGCCATCGGTGGCGGTGGTGAGGTTCACCAGCACCTGGGGGCTGCCACCGTTGACCGACAGCGAGAAGGTCGTGGCGTTGCCGCCGGATTCCTGGTTGGCGTACGCGTAGACCGTGACCGGCCCTGGTGGAAGACCACGGATGTCGAAGGTGGTCTCCCGAGGCGTCATGCCGCTGTACCCGCCGATGTACGTCGAGAGCATCGGGTCAAACTCGGACGACGATCCGTAAAACGAGTCCTCAGCCACCCGGCGCAGTTTCACCGAGGAGGCCTTGCCGCGATAGTCCCGCAGATCGACGGTCGGGTTGACGTTGTAGTTGTAGGATAACGGGCCGCAGTAGTAGTTGTAGGCCGTCTGTTGGAAGGCGGAGGCTAGAGGGGCGGCCACGTTCCACACGTCGTCTGTGCCCACGCCAGCCGCCGCAGCACCGACCTTGGTGCCATCACCGTTGAAGTCGACGTTCACCAGGAATGTCTGCGGGCTGAAGTAGCGAATGCCGCTCTGGATCAACTGGGCAAGCGTGCTGACGAACTGGGTGGCGACGTTCGGAGCAGGACGCAAGGCCGTCGCCTGGCCGCTGAAGAGAAAGCCGTTACGTGGCGCGAAAAAGGTGTTGACCCTCCCAGGGTTGGCCATCGATCCGTAAATCTCGATCGCCAGGAACATCTCTCCATGGGCACACGTGCCAAGGACGGTGCCCCGCGTAACGCGGCCCAGGCTGGGCCGTGTCGTCCCGAAGCCGTGAAGCCAGGTTTTGACGCCGTAGCCGTGGTCGATGCGGATCACGGTGGAGCCACCCTTTAGCGGGGCCTGGGTATAGCGCCAGCGCACCGGGAGGACACGTACCAGGTCTACGGTGCCGTCACCGGGGGCGACGATTTCCGCCCCAACCGGAATCGCCAGTGTGTAGCCGAAGTTCTGCGGCGCGTTCCGTTGGAACCCGTAGATCACCCGCGCAATACCGGCATAAGGTGGGCGCAGTTGCCGCAGCACTGTTTTTTGGTCGCTCATTATTCAAAGCTCGTCGGGGTGCGCTCCCCGTTGCTCGTGTACTGAAGAACGTTGGCCACCTGAATGGTAGCGTCACATGTCAGGATACTGCCGCCCTGGTAGGCGAGCTGGCCCAGCTTGAAGCCGCTCAGCCACGCCTCCTCCAGCACCAGCATACCGGCGATGTCCAGGCCTGTCGCGAAGGGCACGCCACTCGACTGGCTTGCCGTTCTTACACTACGCTGGGCCGGGCTGTCCTGCGATCCAAACATGGCGTTGGCGTCGGAGTTGGTGGCCTGGTTGGCTCTGACGCGGCTCTGGTCGACGAAGAATTTGGTGCTGGGACTGATGCCGCGAAGCAGGTAGACGTAGATCGTAAACGCGTAAGTGGAAAGGTAGTTCTCATCCAAGACCGGAGGATCAAATTCGGAGCCGACAGAGCCACGACCGCTGCGGACGAGGCTTCTCCAGGCATCCAGGATGGCGTAGACCTCGCCCTCCGGGATGCCGTTGCCGACTCTCCGCACGTTGCTTGCGTCATCGACAATCAGGCTCATAGTCACCGCTTCAAACGGCTCGTCCCATCCGGGCATCATGTACATTCGACTGGCTCGTCGAGTGGGCTCGGCCTTCACCTTGGGCTCGGGAATTTGAATCGACGCCGGATACCACCGTGGAAGGACTCTGAACTGTGTCCCCAACGCCGAATTTATCCCCAGAATCACCGAGGTAAGGTCCACCTGCCAAAGGTCGGAGCGCTGCGCGTTCTCACCACCCTGGCGTCCCCACATGTTCCTCGTGTCCGAAATCAACGGCATACCCTAACTAGCGAGACTATGTAGTTTGATGAACCTGAACGGCATTTACGTGGGCAAAGTCGAAGCCGTCAACGATCCTGAAAAACTGGGTCGCGTGAAGGTCAGGGTGCCCCATGTCTACGGCATCCTTGGCAGCGTGGTGGGCCAAGTGCCGCTGGACGACCTGCCGTGGGCCATCCCGTTAGGCCTGCCAGCCGGGCAGAGCCAGCAAAGCGGGGGCATGGACTGGCTGCCTGAGCCCGGAGACCAGGTCGCTGTTCAGTTTCTCGACGGGGAGCCAGAGAAGCCGGTCTGGAGCTGGCTGATGCAGACTACGCAGGCCGCTGCCGCCTTCGCGCTTCATTCTTACGGCACAAGCGGCCCGTCACAGGGACTCCCCAATCGATCGGCGCTTACGCGCTACGGCCACGCCATCGAATGGAACGCAGGCAGCATCGTGCTCACGACCTCCAGGGGGTACCGGCTTTTCGCGTTGGATGCCAGCACCAGCGGCAACGACGGTTACCTCCAGCTGGTAACCCAAAGTGGCCAGCTTTTCGAGCTGAACGACCAGACCCAGGGCGGCCTTTTGAACATCCTGGAGGACTTTCAGATGCAGATCGGCCAGGAGCTGACCCTGGAGGTCGGCAACCTGCGCCTGACCAGCGCTGACACGCTCGACGCCACCATCCTAGGGATCACGACGCTGGACTTCAACGGCCAGATCAATCTCACCGGCAGCAGCGGTTTCGATGGGGAATTCGTAAACGATTTTACGCTAAGCGCGCTCAACACGAGCCTGACCTCACAGGCCCAATCGACCTTCGTAGCGCCGATCACCCGGATCGGCACCAGCGCCGCCTCAGCCAACGAACCCTTCGTAAAGGGCACGCAATTCAGCCTCTGGGTCACTTCGCTGCTGGTTTGGCTGGCGACCCACACGCACACCAGCGGTGCCTCCGGATCGCCCACAAGCCCTCCGCTGGTACCTCCGGTGGGCGCGGTGCAACCGCAGGTGCCCCAGCTGATTTCGACGGCGATCTTCGGGGAATAGCGTTCTTCTCAGTATGCCAATCAAAACAAACCTGAAGGACATGACGCCGAGGCGAGACAAGTTCTCGCGCAAGGCCAAGCTCCTGAGCGGCGGGTACAGCTGCCCCCAAGCATTCCCCAACGGGGAAATCGTGATTTACCCTTGGGATTCCGAAGTGGATACCTGGCTCACCGATCTTCGCAAGAAACAGGACCAATCCGATCTGGTCATGTTCAGCATCCTGGAGAGGATTGCCAACTTGAACGGGTGCCCTATCCAGCAGTTTGTGTCCGGCGACGTGCTCCCCATCCTGATGATTTCGCGCTCCATCCAGAGCGACTGCGTGATAGCCTACGCCTCTCGGTGCAGCGCCTGCGGCTTTGAGGAAGAGGGAAAGATCATCGTTCCGGACGAGCTGCAAGTGGTCGGCACCAAGCCGGTCAACTACACCGGTAAGGAGGCTTTCACGCTGCCGATGGTGCAGGACGTGGTCGAGCTGCGGCCACTCCTTGTCGGGGACGAAGTCAACATCATGACCAGGACCCCGGAGTCCAAGGAGATGTGCTCCGACGCGATAGCACGCATGCTGACCATGATTGTGACCGTGAACGGGGAGCGGCCCGACAACATGATCGAGTTGGTTCAGTGGTACCGGGCAATTCCGCCCAAAGACGTGAAATTCCTGGAAGACTCAGGGGACAACATCACCCCTCACTTCGACCTGGAAATTCCGCACAAGTGCGAGCGTTGCGGAAACGTTTACACGTGGCCGTTGGATGTGGGGCCGGAATTTTTTCGTTCGGGCCGCGCCGGAAAGGTTACTCCATCGCTGGCAAAAGGTCTTTGACCTTTGCTGGCTCCGACGCGGCTTTACCTGCGACGTATCGAAGGTGCCGGACTGGGTGCTCGATGAGTACCTCAAGGACGCCGCCGAGCGCCTTCGCGAAGAAGCCTCCGAAATGCCTGACCTGTGACCGACCTGCTTGTAGACGGCAGCAGCCTGTTCGCGAGAGCCTTTTTCGCGACCCAGGCCGACTTCCATGGGCGGAACCGCATCCACAAGGCCGTACAGGCCACCCTCTTCAGCGCCGTGGCGCTCCTGGACGGCCACGGAGACCGCCTGGGAGAGTACGTTGACCGCGTGCTCTTTGCCTGGGACGGAGAGGACAAGCATGATCTGGGCTACAAGAAGGGCGAGCGGGCGGAAAAGCCCGACGGCTACTACGAGGCCAGGGCAGAGTCCATCGAGGCCCTCTACGACATAACCGGCTGCGCGCATGCAAAGGTCGACGGCGTCGAGGCCGACGACATCGTGGCCACTGCCGTCTTTCACAGCACAGCCGATACGGTCTATGTGGCCTCCGGAGACAAAGACCTCCAGCAGCTCCAGGGCAAAAACGTCCACTTCTACTGCCTCAACAAGAAGCAACTGCTCAACAGCGGGTGGATATGCTCGAAGTGGAAGGTCAAACGTTCCAACCAGATGGCCATCGCCTTGGCGATCCTTGGCGACAAGATCGACGGCATCCCAGGTATCAATGGCTGGGGGCCGGTGAAGCTCAAGAACCTGTTCGAGGCGGTGACGCCGGAGATGAGCTTCGCTGAGGCGCTCCAGGCCGTGGAGGCCCAGATTCCCCTCAAGCACCTGGACGGCTTCTACGAGGACTTGGGGCGAACCCTGCTGAACCCTGACATACCTGGGGTGCCACCGCCTGCGCCACTTGACCTGGCAGACCCCAAGGTTGTCAGGTCAATGGACATGATCGAACTGTGGCACTACTACGGGCCGGTCTTCCGGGCCTACGAGGGCAACCAGCGCAAGAAGACGGCCTTCGTGGACTAGAGCGCCAAGATCGGGATCGCGCCGCCTGCGGCCCGGTTGTAGTAGCGGTCCACGCTGAAGTCGATGAACGCACCCCCGCTGGCGTTTCCGACCATCCGCACCTGCGGATAGTTGCTCGTGACCTTGAAGGAGCGCACCTGCGCAGCGGTGAGGGTGTTGTAGTAGTCGGTGCCGGAGGCTCCAAGGTCGACCCACGCGGTGCCGTTGTACTCCTGGAACCGATAGTTCATCGTGTTCACGCCGGAGTTCTTGATGATCACCAGCATGGCCACAGGCCCCTGTTGGATCACCGACCAGAGGGTTGCTTCGGTCTCCCCCACAACCTGACCATCGGTCACATGGACTACCATTTTGTGTGTCTCCTAGAAGCGAAGCCGCCACGTGAGCGTCGGCGCAAAATCGCTCGTCTTGTTAATACCTACCGTCCGGACACGGCGGGCCATCAGTGAGTCGTTCCCGCTGAAGAGGCCCATCTCTGTGATCAGGCTCCCGTTGGCGTCGGAGAGCCCCAGCGTAAACGAAGCGCGCACCACGAAGGCCGTCAGGAAGTCCACGCTGTCCAGCGGGCCGGTAAAGTTGCCACTGGAGAGTGCTACTGGGGCCTCCAGGCCCACGTCGGTGACGGCTGCGGCGGTGGTGCCTGTGCCGACACCAAACTTCGAGCAGGTGTAGTTCTCGATCGGCGCACGGAAGGCAAAGCAGTACGCCAGGAGCTGGCGTCCCTGATCCACGAAGAGATTGGCAAATTCCTGCTTGTAGACGCCGTCAGATTGCTTGCTGGTGGCATAGGACGTTTGTAGCCATCCGTATTTTACGGCGCGCTCCCAGCTGACCTCATTACCAAAAACGTCTGTGATTTTGTCTATGGCTACGTAGCCATTGGGCCTGTACTGAACGCTGCCGCCTTGAACTCGCTCGATCCACCCTTCAAATTCAGACGGCAGCAGATTAGACTTTGCCCTGTTACAGATCGAGCAGCATGAGACGCTGTTCGCAGAGCAGTATCCCATGCTTGAATCGTAGCGGTCTATGCCGTTGTGTTTGAACACACGGCCAAGGCTAGGCGCTTGTCCGCAATAAAAGCACGGCTGCTGCGCTATCTCTGTGAATTCGTCGAAGCTGAGGCTCCAGGCTAGGCCTTTTCGTCTTGCTCGTCGAAAATACGACCCATAGTGGATGATGGCTTCGCTGTAACCAGGTTGCTTGGCTCGTGCGTGTCCGAGATTAGCGCCGTGCGCCCTGTGCAAGCATCCGCAGCTTTTCGTAAGCCCTTTGCGCACGGCATTTCTGTCTTTCGCACATATTTGCCCACAGCCGCAAGAAAACACTGGGTCAGTTCCAGGCTTATCGGACACCACGGTCAGCATCCCGTAGGTGTGCCCAGCCTCCAGTAGCCTGAGATTATACGGCTGGCGCATTAGTAGGTGACCTGTAGGGCGTCGATGTTCTCGGGGTACCAGCGGTCAACCGACAGCCGGAACTGCATGTTCACCATGGTCGACGCGGTCATGTCCGCGTCGACGAACTTCAGGCCAGCGATCAGGCAGCCTTCCAGCACGTAAACGGCTCCGTCGCGCATGGTGTCCTCGCCTGGGAGTGCCTGGCTTCGGATGTCGGCGATCTGCTTGCGCATGTTTGGCACCAGCCATCGCAGGTACCCCTTGCACTTGACCTCACTGGTCAGCCCGACGCCGCCGGTCAGAGGATTGGCGATGAGCCAGAACCACTTCTCCAGGGCCTCAGCGGTGCGCTGTGCGAAGGCATAGCGCACCGTGATGTCGACAGGCGTTGAGGCCGTGTCGGCACCGAGCTGCTTGTTGGTTTGCTGAAGGTACTTGATGTCGACAAGCTCCTTGTTCCTGTCCGGGAACGGGAACTTCTCAATCGCGAACTCAACGTGCTCGTCCCACGGCAGCCCAAGGGCAGTCGGCAGTTCGAGCGTGACCTTGAACAGATCAACACGCTGAAGATCGAGTCGCGAGTTCTGCGACGCGAACGTGTTCTTGTAGCGCAGTCTTGCCATAAAACGTTAGGTCTCTTGGGTTATTCAGCTTGCAGCGCATCCAGGATCGCACCGCTCTCGCGGACAGTCGCCGTGATGAAAATCCGCTCGACCGAGTCGGTCGGGATGATGGCCAGGTCAACGATGACCTCGCGGTTGTTCCGCGTGTCCGGCGTGTTGTTGGTGTCGTCGATGACCAGCAGGTATTCCTCGATGCCGCGCTCGGTCTTGACGTTGTCCAGGAACTGGGTGTACGCCAACCGGACGCGCACAAGCAGCTCGGGGTCGTTCGGCTCGAAGATGAACCGCCGTCCAATCTCCGAGAGGTTGTTGACCACGTAGTTGACGAGGATGACGTTGTGATTGACCGAGAGCTTGCTCTCCGCCACCTGCATCGTCCGCTCGCCCCACAGCTTGATCTGAGCCCGGTCCAGGAAGATGCCGTTGACCGACTGCCCGTTGCCGTACATCGACTGCCTGGTGTCGTCGGACACGTGCTCGAATTCAACGAACTTGGCTTCGGGGATAAGCCCGCGCACATCGCCAGCGGCCACGTACCAGGGCTTGTCGCGGTCGAAGGTGAACGCCAGGCAGCGCAGCGCACCAAGGGTCGGCGGCACACTCTTGTCCTCTCCGGTGAACGGATCACTGATCGTGAACCAATTCCAGAAACAGCTGATGTTGTAGCTGTCGAGGCGGCCACGGCCACTGTAGAGGCCTGCGCCGTTGTGCCAGTCGATCGCCTGGCGGGCATTGAGCCCAGGGGGAATGTCGATCAGGGCCAGCGCGTTGATGCGGTTGGCCACCTGGTACATCATCCGGTGCAGTCCATTGGTGTCGCCGTCCAGCGGATCATAGCTACCACCATCGGTGACTCCAGGGCAGCAGAGAAGGTCAACCCTGGCCGCCTGCGTGTCGATGAAGCTCTGGATGCCGGTAAACCGGTCAGTGGCCGGATCGTAGCGCCCGATGAAGTCCGTCGCCCCGGCAGCCTCGCCGTTGTAGCCTCCGCCAAAGGCACCGCCTGAGCTGTTGATTCCGGCGTTGATGAGCGCCGCGCCAACCTCGTAGCCGTAGCTGTAGTTGGCCGGGAGGTAATTGAGCGTGCCGGAGGTCGCCACAGACACCACGCTGATGAGCTGGCTGTTGCCGTTAATGCGGCCAGACCAGCTCAGCGTGCCCGCCCCATTGTAGAGGTTGTCGACCGTCTCGACCAAGGCTCCGTCTTCGTAGACCTCGAACTTCTTGGTGTTGGCGGCACCACCGGGGCGCACCTTGACGAAGAGGCCTGCGCTGATGTCGGCGCTGTTGGCCCAGTCGCCAGCACTCGCCCCCTCCAGGGTGATGTAACGGAGCGCGCCTGTCTTGCGGTAGACAGTGGCCGCCGTGTAGCTGTCCTGGAGCGCCAAGGCTTGGTAGCCCTGACCGGGCAGATCGGTCGTTTCCAGCAGGATTCGTCCGTCGGGGAGCGCCTGCCGAACCCGGACTTCCTGGGTGTCCGCCTTGCCGGTCTGCACCAGTTTGAGCAGATCACCGGCTGCGAACACCGTGTAGGTGCTCGGGTGGATGAGCTGGAACTCGTAGTCGCCCTTGTCGCCAGAGGCCGTGACCTGGTAGGAGCCGCCGTAGAGCGGGGCATCGTACGGGTCGCCCGAGTTGGAGCCATAGGTGTAGGCGTAGAGCGCGGCCTGCGCCTCATTAGCGTGGGCATTGCCGATCGAGTATTCGACCGTGGCGCTGGTGTATAGCGCCTTGATGGCATCGGCATCCGTAAACGAAATCAGCGCACTGTCCGGGCCGATCGAGCCGACCGAGGTCACCACTTGGTTGACCGTCTGCTCCAGACCCGCCTGCTTGACCGTAACGTAAACGTCGCCCTGCCCGCTCCACACCGTCGGGTCAAGCACCTGACCTTTGGCGTAAGGCGTGACCGTACCGGTGACGGAGAGCGCCGACGCCGTAAACACGGCTCCAGGCAGACTCTCGGAACGCAGCCCGACGCGCACCACCCACAGGCCGTCGGTGAGGTCGGACAGGATGGCCACAGCGTTCGCGAGGAAATAGTCCCCCGCCAGAGGCTGGCCGAACAGTCGCTGGAACTCCTGGAGGGATCGAACAGCTGTGGGCGTATCGAACGTGCCCTTGCGCGCCACGCCCACCAAGCCGCCTGCGAAGCGGCTCGTCTGAGGCAGGAGGTAGCTGCGATCGACGATTTGGGTATAAACCCCAGGAAAAGTTTTGGTCCTGATCGTTGCCATAGTCGTATCTCGCTTTAACTACGCCAGGTGCTCTGCCTCAGTCCCGATCGTCTGGCGTAAACGTCGGGCCGCTCCCGCCAATAGGCGCGTGGCGCAGCAAGATTCAGCACTCATCCGACATTAACTACGCTCGTGCTCATGAGGTCACCGTCGGTGTGCCTACCTCTTCGGTTGAGTCGATGCCGTACGCCCAGCCTGGCGGATGGTACTGCGCGTCAGTTGGGTCGAGCACCGGGGTGTTGTTCCCGCCGATGAGGTTGTCCGGTGTGCTCGTCTGCACGCCTGGGTCTCCGGTGTAGACGTAGTGCGTGCCGGTGGAGAGCCACTCCTGCTGGATGATGGCCTCTGCGCACGTCCCCGCGCTGGGAAATTCGTCGGCCCGGTCATCGAAGATCGTGTTCTCGCTGACAGGACGCATGTCCACCTTGCCGATTGGCAGGCCCAAGGCCTCGGCGTCCTCCGGCAGGACATTCCGAAAGACGTAGTACCAGAGCGCCGGGTAGACCTTGTAGTCCACGTCCACGCTGTAGCCCTCGACCACGATGCTGGCCGTTGTCCTGAACTCGATGGCCTTGTTGTCCTCCTTCTCCGGTGCCGGATGCTCCACCACGTCGCCCTCCACGAACATCCGCACCAGCTGCTCGCCCCAGCCCGGATAAATCACCTGAATCCAGGTCTGAAGCGCTCCACCGGTGCGCCAGAACTGCCGTAGCAGGCGCTCAATGAAAAAGGCTTGGGTGTCGGGGCGCAGGCAGAAGTGATCGATCTGGAATCGATAGTTGAACGCCATCGGCATCATCGCCGTGGTGACGTTTCCGAGGTTGCACTGCGTCAGCCCGACGCCTTGCTGCTCCCGCCCGTAAACCTCTTCTCCGGCGTCGCTGACGGTTGGCCAGTTGATGTGCCGCCAGCGGTGTATGGAGAAATTCTGCTGCGTCCGGTACTGGATGTTCTTCCTGGTCACCGAGATGAGAGGGTAGCGCACCGGGCCTGGGAAAGGCTGGTAAAGCGGGGCTCCGTTCTCGTCTTTGAGGTCCAGCAGGTAGGCGAACGGGTTCTGGTCGTCAGACCAGAGCCTGGCGAAAGTGCCGAACGCGTCCATGGGGGTGGAGAAAACCACCGGAACAGGGTACCCCTCTCGGACGAAGAAGCGCTGGTAGAGCCACCGCTGCAACCACAGCTCGTGGTAGCGCATGCTGGTCACGTCCAGCGAGCCGGTTGCGATGTCGAGCCGACCGTCGTTTGTGTTGAGCGCCACGCCCTAACTACCTCAGAAAACAGAAAGCCGGTCGCCGACCGACGACCGGCAGGAGCGAATGCTGGCCTGGCCCGAAGGCTTATCGGACGAGGTAGAGCCCGTTGGTCAGGATCGGGATCACGCGACCGTCGTCGAAGACGACGTTGGCATAGGCCTTGTCGTCGCTGAAGCTCTTGACCTTGCCCTTGCCAACCATGCCCATGGTCTCGTCCTCAGACACGACGCCGACGGTGTCGCCGACCTTGATCTGGGTGTCCTCGGCTAAAATCGCAGCCGCCGTCCGCTTGATACCGTTGGGGGTACCGTCGCAGCCCTCGATCAGCGTCTTGATTCTCTCGGTCTTCATACTTTTATCTACGTTACGCCAGCACGGCCAACACAAACTGTTCCATCGGAGCAGGCGGAAACCAGTCCGATCCCAGCTCCAGCACTTGCAACACCGCTTCGGCGTCGCCCGACGCCTTAACTACGATTGCCCCGTTCTCGGCCACAAGCTCCAGCTGCCCACACAGATTCTGGATTCGTTTACGCATTTCGATCAAGCGCCGGTCGACATCGGCCACCGTTCGCCTGTGACTCCGAGCCAGCCAGCCGCTGATGTCGAACGCCAAAAGTTTGCGCATCTCCGGCGTTAACGAAACTGTCTCGGTAAGTGCCGCGTCAAGCCCGTCGGCTATCTCTTCTTCGTAGCTCATGCCTCGGGGAGCGGCTGACCGACTTCAGATGGGACTGCCTCCCCTGGGTTCACGACGGGCCGGGCGTCGCCATCGGGCGGGATAAAGCACTCGATCACAAGGCCCATCCAGACGTTGGTCTGGTGCCAGTAGCCCTGTGGCTCCAGGCTGACGTGGTCGATCATGTACCGGTAGCCATTGTAGTAGACCAGGTCGCCGCCCTCTGGAAAATAGTCAAACTCCCGCAAATCCAGGTTGGCAATGGTGAACTTGTCCACCCGCTGGGCGAAGCGGCCCGTTTTGGTGAGCCTCCACCTGTTTTTCTCGTGCGTGTTGATGCAGGGGATTTCCAGCACCCGGCTGAATGCCGTTCTGCTGTCCAGTGGGACATGCCAGAGGCTGTCGATGATCTGAGAACGCCGGTCGACCTCAAAGAACTTGGGGTAGGGCCGGGGTGCGCTGGCGCGCACGTGCTCTCGGTACAGGGTCAGAGCCGTCTGCGTGTCCGACCGACGCCACAGCGCCGGATCGTACAGAAACTCTTTACGCTCACGAAAACGCATCAACGGTAACTACGACATGGAAAAGCCCCACGCACTTGTGCAACTGATTGAGGAGCTGGATTCCGAGGAAGAATCGTCCGTTGTCACGATCGAGGACAGCCACGCCACCGTGTACCTGGCCGACGATGACAAAGGGATGCGCCTGAACCGCCGGGAGGTCGAGCTGCTCCTGCACGACACCAACACGGTTCGCCAGTTCTTCGAGGCGCTGGACGAACCCGAGGATTGCTCCGTCGAGCTGTGCAGCGTCCGGCTGGAGCAGGATGTCCAGGATGCCCTGGAGCGGTGCTTCGTTTCGGTCGACGAGGTATAGTTAGAGTGTGCCGCAGGACATATCCATCCCATATCCGGGTTTAGCGAGGCTTCAACTGGAGCTGAAGATCGAGCAGCAGACTGTTCAGATCCTCAGCCAGGCCGTTCAGCTGGACAGAGCCGTGTTCAAAGAAACAGTTTACGGCCCGGCGGTGCTGGTCATCACGCTGAGCACCACCACGATCGACTACGTGGACCGCGTGCTCAATCTGAATCAGGCCAGCGGCACTCCGCTGATGCGCTGGCGTTTGGGCTTTGGATCTGGCAGCGACACCCAGTGGCTGCCGTGGCAGCTCTACTACGTCCGTGGATTTACGGCCAGGCAGGAAGGCATCGGTGACGCCTCGGGTCACTACGTTGTGCTCCAATGCGAAGATTTGCTCAGCCTGGCGGATCGCGGCAACCGAACAGTGGCTTACCGGGGCACCATCAGCCAGATCGTTCAGCGCATCTTCGCGGGCGCAGACACCGTAGTCGAGCCCACTAGCGGAGATGGCGTCTGGTACCAGAGCTACCAGAGCGACTTCAATTTCGTCAGGTCTCGCCTGGTCAGGATGGCCAGGAGCGCGAAAGGCCGTGGAAACTACCTCTTCTTCGCCAGGGACAACGTGGTTCACTTCCACAGCCCTGAGTACCAGCCCAATCTACTGGACTTGGCCTACAGCACCAGCGGTGGCATGCGGCTTGAGCAGCTGGATTTGAGCCAGAAGCGTGTGAATACCGGCGCAGCCGGGGTGCGCCTGGTCCTGCACGATCCTTATTCCGGCGTTTCCAAGGAAATTGTCAGCGATCCGAGCAGAAGCCTGCGTTTCGCCAACTTCGTCCATCGGCTCGACTCGATCGCAGGGGGCGATCTAGCCATCATGTGGCACCTTGGAGCCAACCGCCCCGAGGAGCCGGAGAACTTAGCACAGAACACGTACGAATCTGCCCGGCAGGAGTGCTTCGAGATGCGGCTGACTGTCGACAAGCTCTACCCAGCCAGGGCAGGTGACATCTTGCGCGTCACAGTGAATCCGAAAAGTTCGGAGGACAGCCGCTGGAGCGGTGCCTATCTTGTGACCTCCGCCAGCCACGCCTTCATCCAAGGAACACTCAATTCCGTTTACGAACTTAAGCGCGGGGAATACAGCAACAAACCGACCGTCAACCCAGACATTGCCCGGACGACCAACGCCCTAAGCAACCCGCAGCAGGCGCAAGGTGTGCCCATCAATCTCCGATCGGTACAGGACTCCGCCCTCACGCGAAGCTCGGGCAAGAGTTTGACGGGTGGTGTGTACCTCACCACCCAGGACCCCAACAAGGCACCTATACCGCCGATGTAGTCGGCGTCTTGGCGTTAAAAAGGAACGGTGGGTACACCGGATCGGTCTTGTCGAAACCAAGGATGTCCCAGCGCAGCCGACTGCTCAGTTGGAAGTTCACACCAGCACTGGTTCCGGCCATGCCTTTGACCTCGATGTATTTCGAGCGTGGGGTAACCGTGTAGGTCAAATGCCCCTGCGGCACGAGGGACTTCGCGACACCCAGCCACTCCCACGGACCGGACGTGTAGTCGTTGGTCTGCTGGAGCCTGAACTGGACGTTGGAACCTGTGTTCTCGGCCACCACCATGACGGTGTTGTCGGCGTAGCCGGACACGGCGGTCGTGCCGGTACCTTGGAGCTGAAGGCGCGCCGTCACGTAGCCGCCGACGACGGGGCACTTCAGGTTGGTCGTTCGCACCAACGGCTGCGGATATTCGCCTGCGTAGATCATAACACGTTCAGCTTTCGTTTACGGGCAGCCGCTTACTCGGGAGGCATGGGCCGCGCCGACGGGGTCTCCAGCTCAGTCTGCTCGTCTGCGCCGGGCTCGGGGACTTCCACCGCCAGCTCGTCTGCGTTTTCATCGGGCAGTGGCTCCTCCTCGCCCAGGTCAACGTCGACGAGCTGGGCGAGTAAGTCCTTGATGTCGCTGAGCAGGCCAACCACGACGTTGCCCTGGGTGTCGGCACCCACGGCGGTGTCGTCCATCGGCGGCTCGCTCGGAGGCAGCTCGCTCGGAGGCAGCTCGCTCGGAGGCGGCGCGTCGACGGCGTCGACAGGCAATGCCTCAATGATCTGTAGGGCCTCAGTCAGGTTTTTCATACGCTCAAACAGTAGTCGTTCGTCCATCATACCTACACACATCACCGGAACGATCAGGCTTTCGCCCCTTTGCGGACGCGGTGGTCGGCCTTCTCGTCCCTGACGGCCAGGTATCCGCTCCTGGCCCAACTGTTGTCCTGGCCGTCCACGACGGCGCAGCTCCGGACCCCCTCGTGGTACCTCTGGGATGCCCTGAATCTCCGGCGCAGGCTCCTCGCCCACGGCTGGAAGCAACCCAGGCCCGAGCTTCACCCGGTAGGGTTCTGGCAGCCCAGGAGGCAGCGGCAGCCCGGCGTTGCGGGCCTGCTTGGCTGCCTTGAACCACGCCTCGCGCTCCCTGGCGCTGGCCATCTGGCCTGGGAAATCGCTCCACCGGCCCTGCGCGTAGCGCACCAGCTGGTCGAGTGTCTCGCCCGGATCACGCTCTCCGCCGGGGAAGGCGGCCAGCATGCCGTAGATGTAGTCTCTGAGAGCGAGAATGTGTTTACAGAGTCCGATGTGCTTTCTTGGGTTGGTGATGTTCGGCGGCAGGTTGAGCGCCTGATTCATCGAGCGAACACCCACGCGGGAACTGCCACGATTCTTCAGCACCCAGGCCCAGCGGTAGCGAAAATCCGGGCAGGTGCAGTCCACCATGCAAGGCACGTGCTGGAGTTCGATCGGTTGGTTATTCCGTGGCCGGAAGAAGCGAATGAACCCATGATGCCGAAGGCCGGTGGTCGACGGATGCGACTTGAAGTTGAAGGTGTGCCATACCGAGTCGCTGTAGGCGGTGATCTGGAGGGGCGGCCCACGCACAGTCGATGCCCGCCTTATCCGCTTGGGCTCGGAGGCCCGGAACAGCTGGTCGAACGTCAATCGCTCTGAAAGGTACCGGTACATCAGACTTTATTCGGCCCGCCTGGCATCGGTAGAAAAGGGCGTGTTGGATCAATCTTACCGTTGCGATCGACGATCAGCTGGATATACGCTGTGTTGTCCCATTTTCGGATGAACTTCGCGTAGTCCTCGCTGCTGTTGATGTTGACGAGCGGGCTCTGCTGCCTTGGCACGAACTGGTTGTTTGGGCCAACGCGGCCTTGCACAAAACCACCGCCTACGATCACGTCGCCCGCACGGACGCCAGCTTGAGCTGCCGGGCCATTTGGCTCCACTTCGGTTACACGCGCTCCAGGACGCTGTGCGTCGCTTGCGATGGTTGCTCCGATGTAGCTTCTCTTCCGAGGGGCTCCGACGTTTTTAAGCACATTTCCAGCAACACCGGAGGCAGGTTTCCCCCAGGCCTGGCTGCGTGCGTCGACGGCGGTGTCGGGGTCAACACCCAGCAGCCTGACATTGCGGGAGGTCAGGTTAGGCGATCCGTAAACCTGCACACCCTGGGAATTTTCCCCTCGCACAACGGACGAATAGCCGAGTTTCAGCAGCACGTTGGCGAAATCGTCCAAGTCTAGGGTCACCCTCTGAGGGAACCAGTCGATAAAAGACTTTCGCCCAGCGTACTCGCGGAACAGCGAGCCGATCCTGGTTTTGACGGTCTTGATCAGTGCCTCGTCGCTGTTGGCATTGAAGTACAGCCCGTCGGGCGGCAGCCCCTCACCATGGATCACCATGGCCGCTTGGGCCGCCTCCAGCAGGCTCTTGGCCAGGAATTCCGCTGCTCGCATCGCCTTAACTACCGTTCTACGTTTTATGTCGCAGGCCAAGCTCAAGTCGATCGCGATCCGAAACTGGCAGACCGTCGAAGAGGCGAGGCTGGATTTTCCGGAGAGTGGGTTGGTGCTGGTACACGGCGTCAACGACGCTGCCAGAGGCAAATTCCGGTCCATCGGGGCCGGTAAGACCGCTCTCGGTGAAGCCATCAGCCGAACTTTGCTCGGAGTTAACGGGCGCTACACCCACCTTGGCCACTACAGCCGCAACGACGGTGGGGATACGCTGGTCTCCCTGAGTTGCGACTACGATGGCAAGCCGCTGGTCGTGGACATGAGCTTCAAGTACGCACCGCTGGACGCGTCGGGTGAGGCGCTACGCTTCGCGTTTAACGGGCAGGAGACGCGCCGTGACCGCATTTATCACACGCGGCTTGACCTGGAGAAAATGCTCACCGTTAACACGGACCTGGCCAACTGGACGGTTCACCTTGACGGCGACCAGCTCAAGTTTGGCAACCTGGGCCAGAAAAGCGCAGTCGAGCTGCTGATGACGGCGCTCATGCAGCCTCCATGGACCGACTACCACCAGAAGGTCACGACCCGGCACACAGCCGCCAAGCGCGAGCTGGAGAGCGACCGCGCTAATCTCGGCAGTTTGAAGCAGGCCAAGGAGGACGCAGACTATGCCACGGCCAACGCCGAAGATGCCCTGGCCAAAGCAAAATCCGTTTACGAAACTGCGCTGGCCGAGCACAAGCAGAAGCAGGCCAAAGCCAGGAAGCAGTTGCAGGCCGCCCAGGACGTGATCGCCAAGCGAGACAAAGAAATGAAGGCGCTCAAAAAGAGCATCAACGAGAACATCGAGGCCTCGGCCCAGGAAGCTAAGCGGCTGGAAATCGAACTGAAGAGCGAGCAAGAGGCGCTCCGTAAGGGTCACGAAAAGCTGGCCGAACTCAAGGCTGCTCAGAAGACCGCAGCCGCCAACCTGCGCACAGCCGAAGATGACCTTGAAACACTCCTGGATGAGACTCAGCGGCCCAAGAACTGCCCGACCTGCGGCCAGCCGTGGGCCAGCAGCCACAGCAAGCACGCCGTAAAAGAGCAGGAGACCAAGGTCGCCAAAGCGCGGTCAGCGCTCGATCAGGCCGAAAAAACCCTCAACGCGTTCGAGGACGGGGACTACAAGGCCCTCTCGGAGGAGGTCGACGCTATCGATGCGGAACTTGCAGACGTGAAGGCCAAGTCGCCTGTTCGCGAGTTGAGCGAGCAGTACGAAGACCTGGAGACCACGCAGAATAGCGACCGGGATGACCTGGTGGCTATGGAGCGCGAGGCGTCCAAGCTGGAGGCCAAGCCGACCGACGAGGCCGTAGTCAGGGCTGAGACCGTACTGGACAGCAAGCGCGAGACTGCCGAGAAGGCGCAGAAAGCCGTAAACGACGGGGCCGCCAGGCTGGCTGAGTCTGACGATCTTGTGAAAATCGTGGGCTACTGGCAGGAGGCTTTCAGCCCACGGGGCATCCCCAACATGATCCTGCGCGATGCCATAGGGCCTCTGAATGCCACCGCCAAGCGCATCAGCAGCGCCATGACCGGTGGTCTGATCGAGGTCAGCTACGCTACGGATCGTGCCTTGGCCACCGGCAAGCAGAAGGCCGAGCTGAACATCACGGTGGCCAACGTACTAGGGTCGCGGCGGGCCGACGGCAGCTCCAAGGGCGAAGCCAGCTTGATCAACCTCATTGTGGCCGAGACCCTGGCCGAAGTCGGGAACACGGCGTCACGGATCGGGTATAGGTGGTACGACGAGGTCGGGGCCAACCAGGACGAGGTCGTGCGCCGGGCGATCTTCAGCTACCTGCGTGAGACGGCGGAGCGGTGTGGCATCCTGATCTTCCTGGTAACCCACAACCCGGAGGCGGCTAGCTACGCCCACCATGTGCTCGTGGCCACCAAGAGCGCTGTTGGAGGAACCACCTACGCCTGGGAACGCTAGAGCGACGGCGGCACGTTTAAGGATCTGACGACGTTTACGTTTGATCCAGAGTCTCCTGCAAACGCAGCTCGAACTGAACCGGGAAGTTAATCTGGACGATCGCGTTATACTCGCCTGTGTAGGACTCGACCGGCAGACCTTTAGCGCTTGGGCCTTCCTCGGGTCAATGAGCCCGACCTCGATGCTGGCGCGTGCTCGGCTTTGGCGCGGCCTCACGCAGCTCGTGCATGGAACGTGGCGGCGGCGGAGTCACGTCACGTGCGACCGGCTCTTGCCCGCCAAACCCTTTGTAGCTTGTCGAAGCCTGGATGTTGAGCGTGTTGAACAGGCGCTGACGGACATGCTGAGCATAGGCTTGGCGCAGGCCTGTGACCCTGCCGTAGCGCGCTCCCTGGAAGGCGTTTTGGTGCGCAGGGTTGTGAACGAACGTAAACGAAAACGTGGCTTTAGTCGGCAGGTTGAACGAAAGTTCAGGCCCCCTCATGTAAGGGCCATGAAACTTTACAGCGACCTCATCTACATAACCACGACAGGCTATACCTGGGCCGTCACTGGTGGTGCGCATCAGCTCCAGGTAGCAGACCGGCGGCGGGTAGAGGTCCTCGTCGTTCTCAACGTTGCCGCCAAGCTCTTGGGTGGCCTGCGCGGCATTCTGTTTCTTGGAAGCGTTATCCCCGCTGACTGCGTCAGCGTCTATGGCACCGAACTCCAAACTTATACGATCTGAACCCAGAGGCAGAAGCAGCGATTCCAGATCAGAGGCGACCTGAATGAGCGTAAACGGTCCTTGTGGGCAGTAACGCCGATCGGCGTGATGCAGATCGAACTGAACCGGAATCTTGAGCACGTCGGTGCCCATGTACTGATGAATGCCGTCCGGGAATGCCGGGCTCGTCCGCACCGTGTAGTTTGCCCGTCGAACCAGGTCGACCGTGTCTGGCAGGGCCGGGAAGTTAATTTGGACGATCGCGTTATACTCGCCTGTGTA